AAGAAGATTTTGAAACTGCATTATCGTGATTATCTAATGCTACTCTTACTAATTCAGGACATTCAAAATTAGAAATGCCAAGAAAAGCGCCAGATTTTGGATTAGCTCCTAAACCATAAATTATAGCACCTTTAAATTTTCCATACTCCCATACTCCGAATCTTACTAATTTAGACTTTGGCATTCGCCTAGAATAATGCCAACGAAGAACAGAATAAACAGCAACTTTATGACTACAATAATCTATATATAGACTTTTATTTTGGTAATGTTTGTCCACAAGTCTCGCATCTTTCAGAAGCTTCATCAATATCTGATTGATCGTCAATATCTGTAGGTTCAAAATCGCCTTGATTTGCAAGTAAATTTTTTAATTCTTCATCATTAAAACCTAGTTGTGATAAATCATAATTACCCTCATTCAGAATATTCATTTCAATATTTAAAAAATCATAATCCCAGCTAGAATCTTCGTTAAGTCTATTATCTGCAATTCTATAAGCTTTTGCTTTATTTTCTGATAAATCAGCAACAAATACAGGCACTTTTTGATAATTTAATTTTTTTGCGGCTTGCAATCTCGTATGACCAACAATCACTACATAATTTTTATCTACGACTATTGGCTGTTGAAAACCAAATTCAGTAATAGAACTTGCAACTTTATCAACATTTAAATTTTTTCTAGGGTTATTGTGATAAGGTATTATTTTATCTATTTCTATTTCTTGTATGTTCATAAGTATTCATTCCTCATTTCTAAATCATTGATCGCTTGTTCTTTCGTAATTAATCCTTTTCTTATACCTAAATCAATTACATCTTTATTTTTTAATGCATAATCTTTAATAAATTGAGTAACTTTATTATCTTTTATTGCATTAACAAACATTTTTACTCTTTCCTCATCTCTATTCATAACTCCGAAGTCATATTTTTTTTCTGGTAATTTATCTAAATATTTCTTCGCAGATAGCCAAAAAGCAGGTTGTTTTGCATATTCTTTTTCTTTTATTGAATCATAATAAGAGTTATATAATTTTGCTAATTCCTCTGGTTTATCTTGCCATTCTTGTTCTATTCTTAAAAAATTTTTCTCTGCAGTTCCTTTACTAACTTTATTATTTATATTTTCCCAAAATAAAGAAAATAATCTGCTATACTTACTAGAGGATTTACTGGTAGAGGTAGGGGTAGGGGTAGGGGGCTTTTGGCTAGGTTTTTTTGGTCGTCCTCCTAATTTTCCATTTTCTTTAGATGCTTCAATTCTTTTCGTAATATATAAAAATTCTTGAAGCTGTCTTTCGTTTTGATAGTGATCTTCAAATAAAATAAAAAATTCTTTAATGACCTTTTCACATGAAAGCTTTTCATCTTCAGTAATACAATTTGCAATTCTAAAATAAATATTTTTATCTTTAGGAATACCATTACATTTTTTATTCCAATTCCAACAAAGCAAGCGAATATAAATTCCTATTTCTTGATTTGTTAAGTGTTGCGTTCCTGCAACAAAATCTTCGGTAAATAAATACCAAGCTTTTAGTTTCTCTTTAGGTTTCGAGTTCTCGTCTATAAACATCATTACCTCCATATTTTAACTGTCTATAAATTTTTAAAGTATACTCATCTATTTTCTCGTCAATCTCGTCTGTCGTGTAATCTTTGAAAATAAATTCATCTTTGACTTTAGTAATAGCTTTGCTCTGTGCTTTCAACCATAAACCTATAAACTTGTCTTGGTTGTTTTCATCTTCAGGTAGTAAAATTTTTTGATTATTTACTTGTACGACGCGGGACATATTTATCTATGATTTTGGCTAATTCTTTTAAGCATTGGTTAGTATTACCTTTTACAATAAAATGGGGAGTTTTTAAACAATTCGATTGAATCTGCCATAATTTTTGAGCACTAGATAATGTGCCTTTTTCATTTTTTAACTCAACATATAGTAGTCTGCCTTGAGGATATTCAATTAATATATCAGGCGCACCAGAGCGAAAACCCATTTTTTTAAGCTTTACTTTGTAAGCTATTGATCTCTTTCCTTCATTAGCAATATGATAATGACGAAAAAAATAAATCTTTGAAAGTTGATTTAATAGATAATTACAAGCGATCTGAATATCAGCTTCTTTAGTCATAGGGGGCGAATATATCCACCCCCTATATGTAGTATAATTATGGAGGTCATACTACAATTATTCTAAAAGCTATTTATGCCTAAAAAGAATATTTATATCTTTACTAATAAACGGTTGAAATACAACATTTTTTTTATGTAATTTTTTTACCTTTTACGGTTGAATAACCTAGAAAAATGTTTAGGTATTAGATAATGATTAATAATAATAATAATAATAAATCGGAGGTCACTATGACTATTAATACATTAAAAACTTGGAAAGAAATTGTTCTTATGAACAATAAAGATTTTCAAGATTTACTAAAAGAAAATACTGATAAAAATTATCACACTGAAAATGTTTTATATTTAGCATTTAGAAGTAAAGATGTTAATTTGATAGAAGAAGCAAAAATAATTCTTTTTGATCATTTACATCAAGGTTCTTTATCACATGAAAATTCTGAAAGAAGAACTCAATTAATGACTAAAATAAAATCAACATTTTTAAAAACTTATCAAACAACATATTGGCAGTGTCTATAATGATTCCTAGACCTTTCAAATCTACTAAAAGAGTTGACCTTATCGAAAATGGTAAGGTCACTCACTACTTCAAAATCGTATTCCTAGATGGCAGTAGTGCTGTCTTTGATAATAATGCTAAACAAGTTATGTCTAGCAAAATAATTAATAATAATAAGGAGGTCAAAAATGACTCAAATTAATCACGAAAAAATTGCAAAACTCAATGATGAGTTAAGAGCTCAAATATTAAATGCTCATACTGGTTTTGGAATTGCATTTAAAAACAAAATTGTCTTTAGTCATGATGTTAGTAAAATGTCGGAAGAAGATCAAAAAGAAATACTTGAAATAGTTAGAGATTATAAAACTTTTCACGAAGATAATAATCCTCATGGCGAAAGAGATTTCGGAGCATTCAATTTTTGTTCTAATGATTCTATATATGAAACTCCAGAACGATATTTTTGGCAAATAAATTATTATGATAATGATTTAAAATATCATAGTGACGATGCTACTGATCCGTACAAGACAACTAGAGTTCTAACTATTATGAAAGCTAGTGAATACTAATGAATCAAAAAAAACTTGATAGTCTTAAAACTCTCGCAGTAGATATAAAAGCTGGGAGAGTTTTTACATCATGGCAAGTACATGACAGACAACTTTTGCCTTTAATTTTTATGCCTATCGCTTTAGGCGGATTTAAAAAGAGTTGGGTTTTCTTTTATGCTTATTATGACTCACATGTGAGCCACCCAAGATCAATAAGAGATTATCCTATATTTGCTTCAGTTGGTGGTCTTAATAAAAAAGATATGTTAAAACTCCATAAAATTTTAAAACATTTAGAAGAAAAAGAAAAGGAAGCTCTTAATAAAATAGGGGTTCAAAATGAAAAATAAATCTAAACTTTTTCCATATGGTTATGTGAGTCAACAAATAAAAGGTTATTGTCCTAGAACAAGAAAACCAATATTTGAATTTACTCATACATTACCAAGAAGAAGAACTTACTACAAAATGTGTTGTAAGCTTTCAATAATTTTGCTTTTGTTATGTATTGCTTTGTTAGTATTTGGTTGCAGTAGTAAACCAATTGTAGATAGCAGGGGCAAATCATCTGCGAATATTCAAGGGGATATGGACAGATACCACGACGACTATTATACATGTGAAAGTCTTGTAAAAGATAACACGAACATTGTTTTAGATAAAACGAAAACAGTATATAATGGTTTGCGTTGGCGTGTATTATGGCTTTCGCCTAAACTAACAACTAGGCAAGATTTAATAAATAATTGCTTAGAGGGACGAGGTTATAATGTACTTAACAAATAATAATAATAGGAGGAACTATGACTAATGTTATAGAAAAAATCTTTGATAATACTAAAGACGGAGCACCAAACTATGCAATAGATTTGATAGACGGAACTCGATTATATTATAGAGGAACCGTATTGAATCCAATGCCAAAATCTGGTGATGCGATTAACTTTACTGTTGTCAATACAAAGACATCTGCAAATGGAAATCAATATACGAATATTAAAGATGTTCAAATAGCAGATAATCACACGACACAAGGCGATAATTATGATCAATCGCCACAACCAGTCGCACAACCTATAATGAATAATAGCAATCTAATTAGTAAATCAGATCAAGCTAGACAAGATATATTCGTTACAGGAGTAGTTGGTCGTTCAATGGGAAGTGGTCACTTTTCGGTTGAAGATATAAACGATCTTACAAAGAATGCAGTTAACGCATTTAATGAAAACCTTAAAGGATTATAAAAAACTCTTTAGGAACTATTGGGGGTATTCTGAGTACGATACCCCCATGTGTTGGGGCTGTTATCAAAAACCTGCTGTCGATATTCATCATTTAACAAATAAAGGCATGGGTGGAGTAAGTAAAAATAGACTCAATAGGATTGATAATCTTTTTCCTGTTTGCAGATCATGTCATAATATTGCACATCAGCATAAAGACATAAACGAAGAATGGCGAATGAGATTAAAAGAAAAAATTGACAATAAAGAATTTGAGGACAATGAAAATGGCAACTGATGTATATACTTTAGATTTTGACCCTACAAAGCTTTCACATCAAGAGGAAAAGCTAGGATTAGAATTTGCTGATAATGATACTGCGATTGAACTAATGAAAAAAGAAGAAAAGATGATCATTGCAGAATTAACGCTTTATTTTACGAAAAATGGCGGATACAAAAATATTACTGAATTAAATGGAAAAATTTATTCAGATAACAAGTTTAAGGATTTTTTTGATAGATACGAAAAAACCTTAAAGGCAAGGAATCAATCTAAAATTAGATTTGAAACCTTCAAAGCTTTTCGTAACGACTTACGAACAAAAGTTGTTAACGAAAGGGAATTGGCCAAAAACTTATAGAAAGGAGTTATTATGAGCCAGAATACACAAATACTAAATTACCTATTGTCAGGTAAAAAATTAACCCCAATAACAGCATTAAATAAATTTGGTTGTTTTAGATTGAGTGCAAGGATTCTTGATCTAAGAAAACAGGGACATCAAATCAATACTGAAAATGTAACCAAGCAAGGCAAAACATTTGCAGAATATTCAATGGAGGTCAAATAATGTATATTGATAAATATAGTATTGAAGTCAAAGATAAAGTTTGGGACGAAAAAAGACGAACTTATAAAAAAGAAAAAGAAATAGTTGCAAGAATTGATGATTCATCTGGAATAGCTTGTAAATATTTTGGCAAATTTCTTGATGATTTATCAGATAATCCGACATACAGAGGAACAGTAACTGTAAAAATAACTATTGAAAAGGAGCCTTACTAATGAGTAAAACAGGAGCTTGGTATTTAGATATGCAAGAAGATGCAGGCAATCTAACTAAAGATGAATTTATAAAAAAACATGGCGAACATAATCTTGATCTATGGACAGAAGTTCACGAAGAGCTTGGCGATCTTGAAGAAATGCAATCAAAACTTAAACAAATGCAAACTAAGTTTGATGATGTTGTTTCAAGAATGAATAAAGCTATAGATAAAAAGTTATCAGAATGATTGAGCATTTTAAAAAATTTGATCAAAAAGATACGGAAGGCAATATAGTTAAAAGCTTATTGCCTTTGTCTTTTAGTCATTTAAACGAGTTTGCTTTTTATAGGGAAAGGTGGGCACTTCGTAGGATATTTGATTATCAATTCCCTAGTAGTGCTGCAGCTGAAAGAGGTAGTTCTGTTGAATCTGGCTTAAATATGATTCTAAACGGAATGACTGTTATTGAAGCTACTGAAAAAGCAATATCTGAATATAATGCTAATTGTTCCAGAATTACTGACCCTAAAGTTGATGATGAAAGAACTAATTTAGCACCATTGATAGAACTAGGAGCTCAAAAATTTCAAGAGCATGCTTTTCAATGGGATTTAATTGATTATCAAAAACAAGTTGAAGTATTTATAAAAGGCATACCATTTAAAGGTTTTACTGACTTTCATTTTGAAGATAAAAATACAAAAGAAGATTTTTACATAGATTTGAAAACATCTAAAACTATGCCTAGTCAAATCTCTATGAGTCATGCAATGCAACAATCTATCTATCAAAGAGCGACAAATGCAAGGCAAATGTTATGGTATCTTAAAAATCCTACAAAAACTAAAGGTGCTGAATTCTTTAGTCTTGAATTAGATGATTATCACAAACCAATGAAAGTATGTGAGCATATAGTTTTAGTTATGGGTAAATATCTTGAAAATGTAAATTCCGCTGATGATGTCAAAAATTCATTGATTCCTAATCCTGATAACTGGATTTGGAAAGAGGAGACCGTTTTAAAGGCAAGAAAGGAAATATGGGGGTACTAGATACCCCTAACCCTTAAAAGCTTCTGTACGGCCTTTAAATTGCGATTTTGAGGTGCTTTTAGAGTGATCTTCACTCTTCTTTTCTGTTTGATTGGTCTTTTGTTAATTAATTCCGAAATAGTACTAGATGTTGTGAATCCACTCATTTTCCTACAGACCTTTGAGCTCTTATATGTGCTTGTCTAAAAGTAGCGCCTTTTTTCATTGCGTTAGCCATTGACCGCATGTGTTTTAAGGAATGATGTCTTGCGTGACGATTCATTGTCTTTTTCTGTCTTGGTGTTAGGTCTTTTACAATATTTTTAATAGACGCTACTTTTACCATTATTTCTTTTTCTTCTTTTTCTTTTTAGGTTTGCTCATCTTTGACATTTTTGATTTCTTCATGCCTTTAGAATGAGCTCCTCTACCTGTATGATAAGGCATATTACTTTCCCTTCTTCTGTTTCTTTAAGATTGCCATTTGCAAAGCTTTTGGCAACTTCTTTTGCTTATTAGTCAATCCTACGACTTTCTTTTTCTTTTTAGCCATGACTAATGCAAAATATAATTATGAACAATTACAACCAATGCAACTGCTATTACTATCTGCACCCATGATTTTAGTTCAGTGAATGCATGCCACCACTTTGTTACTTTCTGTTCTATTTTTTTAATAGCCATAAGTACTCCTTTCGTTACTTAGATATACCTTTAGTTTTTTCAAAAGTGCGTAATGCACCCATGCCTAAAAGACTCATAACGAGGGGCATCAATGTACCCATATCTAACTGTGGTATGTTTACCACTTCATACTGAAAGAGACCACAAATAAATAAAATAAATTTTGACAAGACAAATTCCCAAAAAATTGCTAAAGCACATGACATACCAATCAGGGGGCGCCATGATCGCTGTAACATTCCACTTATTCCACCGGCAGTTGATTTAGCATCAGCTAAATTTATTTCCATTTGTTTTTCTTTTAGCTTTGACTCTATTTCAGCAAATCGTGCTTTTAGTTGTAATTTTTCTTCTTCACTTGTATGTAACTCATCAATAACGCCAGCTACTGCTTTAACTGTTCCGCCACTTAATAACTTTCCTAAAACCATTATTTACCTCCTAATAATATCCATGCTCTTTTAAGATATGATAGTCTATTTTTTTCAATTTCTTTTTTTTCTTCCATAGTTGTTATGCGTTTGACTTTGCGCTTTTTTGCATTTTTTCTATTATTCGATTTGCTCTGTTTGTTGTTTGATTGTACCATAGACTATCCCTCATTTCTTCAATTGCACCTTCAATATTATTTTCCGATAAACATTTTTTAAATTTAACGAATTTATTCAAGCGTGGTAAGCCAAGCTGAAATACCATATGGATAACGCATTCGTGTGCATTATCATCAATATTCATTCCTTCAGTAAATTGTTCTGCATCATCTACTGCAACATTAAAATCTTTTAAAAATAGTTCTAGTCCTCTTTGATATGTGATCGGACTCATCAATTCCTGTTTTTCGTTATCTCTTATCAAATGCCCTGCGCCGATAGTCCAATAGCCTAAATGATCTTGATAAGGTTTTAAAATTATACCGCCTTCTTCTTGTATGATGTCTTG